AACTTCACCATCTTGTAATGTTGAAGGATCTGCACCAATAGTAAGATACATACCATCTGCAAGACCTGTTGTCCTTGAGATATTAGTAGTAGTACCGTTAGCAGCAATATCTGTATACTGGTTCCAAGCACCAATAGTAGAATCCATTCCTCGGAATAGAGAAGTGAAACCTGAAGTTGCTCCAGTTAATGTTTCACCAGGAGTAAATGTACCTGCCTGATTATCACCATCAATCGCTGTGGATCCGATGGTTAAAACTTTTGTGAAGTATTCTACATCATTGGTAGGTTTGAATACATCTAATATGGTAGCAGTAGCACCATTAGTAGTAGTAAATGTCGTGCCTGGGATAGCATTGGAGTCCTGAAATCCTGGATCCAACTTCAGTTTATATGCTGATATTGGGTTACCTTTCTGAAACTTATATGCTGAAGTATTCAACCCATCTAGGTGAAGGACTTGCTCATAATCTCTTATTGCAGCTCTATATGACACACCACTACCAGACTGATTACAAACATTTAAAACTGTGCTTGCACTCTTGGTTATTGGTGTCCTATACAGGACTGTATTTGTTGTTGCACCAGGCTTGCTGGCGGCTAATCTTCCTGCTGTCATTTTACCATCCAGACATAAAGTGTTGTTGTATTCTTAGTTGTCCTCCAAGGACAGGTGCTGCGAGTGCTCCACCGAATGTAATAGCAACTTCACTAATGTTATTAGTAGAAAGTAGTGTTGCATCAGCATTTGGGAATTGAATAGTAACACCAGTGTCGATGTTACTAGCATCAATAGTTATTACACCATTAAGCTCGTCAGGATTATTTATCTTTGCTAATTCCAACGTTTTGTTTGTCAGAGTCTGTTGCTTCTTCTCTGTAACAAGCATGTTGGGATCAGTACCATTATTTAATGGTGCTGTAACCTCATTATCGGGAAAACTAAACACATAGTTTTGGTTATCCTCAATATTAGATAGGTCAAAGGTTATCTTACGACCTTCACCATCATCAACGTCAGTATCGCAGAATACTGCTCCTTTAAAGACCTTATTAGCAACGGTCTGAGCTGATGCTTCACCAACCACCTTAATGTTAAGGTCTGGCCATATCACAGTACGATCCTGCGTTAATTGTGAAGAATCAAATATTACATACTTAGTAGGGTTATTCTCATCATTTGAGGGAGTATTTGAGAATGTAGGGTTAACTAAGTTTTTATTGAATGCATTCTGCTCAGTAATGTCATCCAGTAGCGTGGATTGTGTATTAGCAGCACCAAAGTCAGGTAGTTTATATGTGTGTGCACCTGGTGCTTCCCAAGCATCAGTCTCAAACTTAGCGATCTTTGATGTATCAGTAGATCCAGTTATCTGTAACTCACTGTCCTTAATAAGGATAGTCTTGTTAGTTAGAGTCTGGAATGTGTCATTAGCAACTATAGTAGTACTTGTTGAAGTACCAACATTAGGTAAGTCAAAACGACGTGTGCCTGACTGTGTAGAGATAGTATCTACGTTGAAATGTGCTCTCTTAGCAGGGTTTTGATCACCTGCAAGATAGAACTGTGCATCCGTCTGGATTATATCACCATTAACAGTTAGATATCCACTACCCTGTGGAGTAAACTCTATACTAGAAACTGCCGATGCACTATCAATTGCTCTAATTACTAGAGTACTTGATCCATCGGTGTTTGCTCTTCTACTATTGTAGAGAGCTGCAGAACCAAAACTGACACCAATTTCATCTACCGCTGATTGGTAGATTCCAGTGTCCCTGTCAAGGTCAAAAGCCAATCCTGGTTCTGTCGCTGTTCCTGCACTAAGTCCTCTAAACAGTTGGTTAACTTTGGCCTTTCTGTTTGGGATTAGTGGATCGGAAATAACGATAGGAAGGATAGCTTCACCAGTTACTAGTCCATCTGCAATAGTTTCTAACTGGGATATCCGTTTAGTTGCCACGAAATTTCAACACAATTTGCTACAGTTTTATTTATACAACCAACGGGTCGTCTTTTAAACTAGGTAAAAACCCGTAGGCAATAATATTTGTATCTTCTGTCCTGGTTATAGGACCAAATCTTATAAATAGTGGTAGAATTAGGAATATACAAGATGAAGTGAAACTTTCAACTTTGTTATAGTAACCCTAATAGAAGAGACTATGCACAATCTAATGTCAAAGAATCAATTAGCTGAGTGGAAACACTCCCACGATGACAACCGTTGCTTGACAACACCACAGGAAGAATTAATAGATGATTATTTCGCCTGTCTGATTGAGAGCGAGGGTAATGAGCAAGACAAAAGACTCTGTAGACAACTGCTCTGTTGACATCCTGGATGTTTCATACTCAATTCGATCTCCCCAATGAGTTAGATTGTGTATCTCTTACCCCCATCAGGGGGTATTTTAATGTTCAATAAAACCTAGGTTGATTCACTTCTACTTCAATAGTATCAAATATTCTATTAAGTGATCTAGCATAGTCTCTATACCCAGACCCAACATATAATTGTCCTGCTAATACTGATAGTGTAGCAGCACCCCAGAAGATGTAATAAAATTTACTCTTCACTTGGTTTCTCTGCTTCTGTCTCCTTGTCGGACTCCACTCTGGGAGTGGTGGTGCTTGTGTCATTTTCTTCATTATTTGTTTTCATTATCCTATCATATTCTTCAGCATTGTCAAGAATAGATTTCTTTAAGTCTTCTAGGGACCATTCAGTCATTGAAGTGCGTCTAAATCCCCACCATGTCTGGTGCTATTTTGTGGACTGTATACTGTATTCTTTTTGACTGACTCCCAGTCTTTATCAAATATTTCTAATCCTTTATCTGTAAGGACATGGTTATACATTCCTTGGAAGATCTTAGGTGGCATGGTAACAACATGTGCTCCATTCCAGAATGCTCTTGATACCTTATATACGTCACGTATAGATGCTGCAAGTATCTGAGTCTTTACCTGATGTACTCTATAGACTTCACTTATAGATCTGACAATCTCCAGCCCAGCAACGCTATTATCGTCCAACCTCCCAATAAAAGGACTGACGTACGTAGCACCTGCCTTTGCAGATAAGATAGCCTGAGCAGCATTGAATATAAGCGTAACATTTACTTTAATTCCCTCATCGGATAGTTTTTTACAAGTCTGTAGACCTTCTACAGTGCAGGGTACCTTAATGGTACACTGATCTTCAAATATCGAATGAAGTCGTTTACCTTCCTCATACATATTCTCCACGACTTCCATGCTGATATCTGGGATACCCCACTTAGCTAACTCATGGTAAACATCCTCTGGATCTCTACCACTCTTCATAATCAGTGATGGATTAGTCGTCACTCCATCTATCAAACCTGTATTATGACAGTTAAGGATCTCGGTAGTATCGGCACTATCAATAAAAATTTTCACTCAGGAACCTCCTCATAGTTTTCAACGAATTCATTAATTGGAAACAACAATGGATGACATGCTTCACAAATTAGATACTGAGAGTATCTATACATGTCATCCATAGTATAACTCTGATTACTAGCAGCTTCCTGCTGTATCTCTTCTATTGCCATTGGATCTGGCAACTCATCAAAGGTAAAGGGAATACCCTGTATGTACCACATATCAACTACCTTATCATTTAGGTAACAGTAATTACGTGTGATACGTCCTTTCATTACAACCCGTTTGTCATCTCCCGTAGAGCAGCGTCCACATATGTTCGTGTTCCCACTGGATCTGGGACAAACTCATCGGGGTTTGGAATATTTATATCTGGTGCTTCTGGGTCTTGAGCAACAGATGCTACTGGTGAGATGATACAAACAATACCCTTGTTAGTAGTTACTCTCAAGGTATTTCCTTTCTCTACCAGTGTAAGAGAAAAGGGGACATTCTCCTCGAATTCCCCTTGTGTTAGATTAATGATATTCATATGTATGTTATCATGTCGTCTGGTACTAGTCGTTTAAAATGCTGTAGGGTTTCAGTAAACCCATCCACTCCATCTTCACTAAACTCCCACGTCACTATCTCATCATATCCTTCATTATCCATGATCTTCACCTCTCGCTTAGACACATCAACCCAGATATGCTCTAGGAATGTGTCTGTGTCTCCTGTTATCTCTGCCATGTTGGATGGGTTACTGAAATTACTATAGCACGGTTCCTAGATTTTGGCAAGGAACTTGTTGTACACTCCTCTTTTCTTAAGAGAGGTGTGGTTTAGGTGAGCAGTGCTCACACTCAATTGGACTTGACCGTCTTCCTTGTCTAAGAGTCGGTCAGTAGCTAAGCAAAGTAACTGATACATCATCGTTAGACGACCTTCATTACTCATGTATGCTGCTTTACCTTCTCCTTCCCAGAATTCTACAAGATCTCTTAGGACTGGGACACTACCATTACCTAGTACTGTATCCTCAAAGTATTCCATGAGGACTTCAGCAACATCACGTAAACCATTGTTAACACATAGGGTTGCCCATGCTCCAATAGTCTTTCTGCTGCCAGACCAGTCAGTACATGAATCGAAGAAACTCGATACAATCTTATCTGACTCAATGATATAATTTTTCCAGTAGTCCCATTGCTGTATCGCATTGTTAATGGTGAGTTCTTCACCTCTGCGACGCTTTAACAGGTCTTTCATGACTGCTACATTTTCAGGTGTAGCAGATGAATCCTTTCGATGGATCTCATCAATTGGTTTACGAGGTTTAGATAATGCACACTTGGAGAAGCAATTTGCTTCTACCCCAGTGACAACTATAACTGTGAACCATTCATCTGGATCTCTAGTTGATATAACTTTCAACCTGTGCTGTGCCTCAGTGAGGTTACCCTCCTTATTGAAGGTTATAGGTTGACCATCCAGAAGCCACCCTTGTTCATCAACATTCTTGCTGATCTTTTTAACATGAGTCTTTGACATCTTTCGATTGTCAAAGTTGTATTCTTTTAGCAGGACATCTGCTATCACACTGTTGATCTTGACGACCAGAGCTTCATATACCTCTGATCTTGGGTTAAAAGGAAGAGCGATTGTGTCTTCCAGTATACTTAAGGTCATATCTGACACCTTTTGTATAGGACAAATCTATTATACACTAGTTCAGCAGAACTGGCAACCCAAAGACCTGACAAGGACCAGCAGCACATCCCACTGCCAAGTAACCACTATTGACCACGTATGCTCCCATACCACTGTTACATTGGTTAATGATAGCACCCATAGGCACAAACTCAGCAATAACACCAGTCGGTGCTGCGATGAATGTAGCATGGAATGCATTGGTAGATCCTGCAAGGATGTCTGCCATACTACTAGGCATTGTCTGACCTACTGAAATTCTAACCTGTGTAGGTGGTGCAACTCCTGGGAATGGTAGGTCTGTAGTTATATCAACAATACATCCCTTAACCATAGCAAACTGTCCAGTCAAGGACGTTGCAACCATATTGAATAGTGCAATAAACTCAAATCTACCTGAGTTTAAGAATGATGATATCCAGTTGGCCTGGTTGATTATCTCACCATCAGCAACATTTTCAATGGTATTACCTTCTATCTTGACGTTTTGAGAGTTGATCATCAACGACTCAATAGCAGCATAACTTGTCTTCGCTGCTTGTACCTTCAACTCACCACTGACTGCTATATCTCTATCACCCTCGAATCTTTCAGAAGACTTCTGCTCTGTAGAGTCTTTCAATTCACCTGCTAACTGAGGTCCAGTCTGAGTACGTCCCCACTCGTCAGCAGCATCATCGAAAGGTATCTCATCAGTAGGATAGAAACCACCTATATTCTCTCTCTTTAATACTTTATTCCTTGCTTTAGCACCATACATCGCTAAGTCTTGTGACTGTGCAATGACATCTGCTGATACTGTATTCTGAGTGACATTAGTATCTACATCTTTCAGAGCATTACCTCCACCAGTAACATCAGGTGATTCAGAGGATCCAGAAGATTCTGACTGTGGACCTTGAGAATAGTGACCATTCCATGATCCTGCTACCTCTTGGTGCATGTTACCCATGACCTTAACATAGAAGTCACCCTCTACTGTTAGACAGTAGTTACCTTTAATATTCTCACACTTATCCTTAGCAATGATCTTAGTCTCATTGTTAGGTACGTTACGGTGTATATTACCAAAACTATCTTCAAAACTACTTACACCACCAGGTCCAGTGACTACTCTCTTTACTTTACCTTCAGTAGCATCATCTATAATTCTTGTGCCATTAAGATGACTTGATACCTGCATCAGATATGGATTGGTATCCTTAAACATCTCATCAATGTAACTACCCATAGCACCTGATTGAGTGGTGGGTGTCGCTGCCATATTCAATGATGTTAAGTCTGCTCCTGAATCCTGATTGATTAAACTATCTACATTCTCATAGGGAGTACCTTTAATAGCATCTTCTATGTTGTCGCATTCCGTGGATCCTATCAGTGGGAACCACCCCTTAGACTTCGGCCTCTTTATCTTCCTGTTACAACTCTTTTTAAATAGTGCTCCTAGTATTGCCATAAGGATCTGAAGGAGACTACCCCAGTCTAGTGAGGTGAAATCAAATTCAAATATACTCTGCACTGTTTCACCCAGTGCCATTGCCTTACCTAGCATTCCTTTAGCAGTGCTTATAGCAGAGATAACATCACCAGCAACGTCCTTAACACGATTCATTGCAGATGTGATACCACCCAAGACACGGTTGCTTATTCCTTTAACAGCAGAATCAATAGTCTTACCTAATGCAGACGTAGCTATCTTATCTACAGCAAGGCTCGCCATTTGGTTAGCAAAGTTTGCCGTATCACTCAGTGCTCCCTTCACCAGTCCTAACCACATTGGTGTCTTAGCACAGAATAGTGCAAAGATCTGATCCAAGAAGGACATTAATAGGTTAACAACTACCAGTGGTACGAATGAAGATATAATCTTCACCAACATTCCTACAACCTCAGCAATTAACTTTGCCATCACCTCTTTTAAAGGTGCAAGGATACCTGCTATACCACCAGAAAGGAAGTTCATTGTCTTCCCTAGGTGCTCTCTAACCTTGTCTCCTGCTATACTCTTACCACTAATTAAGGATACTAATCCAGTCTCAGCTCTACCTAATGCTGCTGACATATTACCTAACTCAGTCAGCATCCTCTTTAAATCTTTCTCAAATCCACCACCAGCAGGTCCAGCAACACCATCACCAATACCCATCATCTCAGTGGGTGGTTTAATACTATTAGTTACAGAGTTACCAGGCGTTACTGCCTCTGCCATGTTAATACCACCACCTCTTGACTCCTCCTGTTTTCCTGTTGGAGATGCAGGTGTGTTTTCATTCTTAGGGAATGGGTTACCAGACCTTGCATTATTGTTAGTAAGGTCAGTCTGTTGTGGAGTACTGGTCTTTAATTCATTTGCAGGTCCAGCATCTGCAATAGTTGTAGCACCATCAGACTGCTCTTGTGCGAATCCTCTGAACGCACCTAAGACACATGGTAACTGTGCTTCTTCACCATCAAGGAAGAAACCTAATACCCATGCGCCTGGTTGTAATTCTGTTGTAGTACCTGCTGATTTAGTCTGTGGTTGGTCAGTTGGTAATAATACTGTTGCCCAAGGAAGTACTTCCTTCGGTACTTCTTCTAGATATGCCTTTCCTTCTGAGTTACCTGTATACCAACCAAGTATACGCACTTTAATACGACCTAGCTCGGAAGGATCTCGAATCTCTTCGACTTCTCCTACCCACCAAGTAAATGTATCTCTTCCAAGATAATCGGTACGTACGCCCATAGTATATTAGTTGTTTCTTTTATTTATCAAGTCTCTCGAAGCAAAATTCACCTTCCGACTCTTCCTTACCCCATCGAAACTTACCAGTCTCTAAATCATACCCAGTATCTATAGCACGATACTGTTTACCATTGAATCTTATTTTGGAGACCATCCTCGTGTTACCCTGGATGCATTCTCCATCAGTATTTCCATTCCACCAAATTCCATCCCAATTCCAAATGAAAGGACAGGACTCAACACCAGTAGTAATATTAGTAGTTTTAGTATAGATGACGTTTGCATCCATTTTCTCCCAATCGTACTGAATATAATTATATGGATCGTCTTCTCCCTTATACTTATACCAAGACTTAGCTAATAGTATACCATAACTAGGTTCTGTTATTCGTATATCAATCTGAGGCCACTGTGAAGGATTAGAGAATGCTTGATTTCTATTCCTATAGTGACCTACTACCTCATTAAATAACATCGATATCTTTCCAACTGTGGGGATCTATAATAGCAAATTCATTATCATTCTTAACATCAGATGCTGTTACTATTATATCATATGATATAGAGTATCGTGGTGTATTACCATGATATTCTTCTACCTCATGCTCTATGTTAGATGGGAATATGAATAGTCTACCCTCTTCAGGTACATACTGAGTATCACCATAACTAAGGTCATTCAATTCTTCAACATGTATAGGTAATCTATGTATGTTAGGTGAATAGAATTTAAGTTTACCACCAGTCAATGCACTACCTGTCTTAGGATAATATACTACAGATAATACTGAGTTTGGATGAGTATGTCTATTGATCTTACCACCCTTCTCTACCACCACAGGCCATGCCTTTGATGCATATATTTTAATCTTATCTAGATCAACATTATAAGCATTGAGGTATTGTCTACAATGAAATGCTACCTGACTGTTTAACCAAGTGAATCTCTCATCATCGAATAACAAATAGTCTCCATAGTTATCCCCAGAATAACTATTGCTTGACGCAGAAATCCCTCTCATATACTCAAGCATTTGATTCTTGGTATCTTGAGAGGGGTTTAGATCTTCATGATATATTGCGGTTGGAAACCATAAATCAATCGTCATACACTAGGCACTCGGGCTCATCTGGATGTTGGTCGCAGAATAATTCTAAAGCATTTGGATCGTGATGATCTCCTGCAACAATCTCGTCATGATGATGTTCTTCATAATCAATTAAGTCATGTAACTCTTCCTTATAGTGCCTTCTAGCAGCAGGATTAAGAGTTGGATCATCAAGGAGCTCTTTATCGTGCTCAATGTGTTGCTCTATAGTTGTCATGATTGTCTCTGTAGAGTGTATAGTTATTTATGTTTCTTGTTTAGGAACTGAGTCTCTAACTAGGTATAACTTGGTAGTTAGACCTTTTTTCTGGTAGATATGTGTTAATCCCGCAATAATATACTTACCACTGAACCTATAATCTAACAGAACCTCTTCGTCTTCCTCTGTTGAAGAAGGTATCTTTACATCAATGACATTCCCTGCTGTTAAAGCAGTATTGCCAGCAACGGTGAGGTTTAACTTAATTGCCTTGAATAGATTATACCTCGCTGCTGCATATTGTGCAACTGCAATGTTATCAATATTAGAGTTTGTTCCGTTCTCAACATTTGAATTACTACTCTGATTCTTCATACCAGGTAATGCCCTGATCTTCATCCTAGTAGGTTGTGACTTCTCAATGTCATAGAATTCTGGTATAAGGAATGGTGGTTGTGCTTGGTTACCCCTTGTAGCATCATTACCATCTACTACCTTATCTGCCTTAGCAAATACTTGCTGAAAGTTAAGTACCTTAAGAGCACTGATAGTACCACTAGGTGCTGATGATAATCCAGTACCTGATACCTTACCACCCTCACTGGTGACAGCATCTACAGATTCATTTGGTGCTGCTTCTTTCTTCTTACCTGATGTAGGTGTATAACTATCCTTCTGTGATGCCAGTGATATACCTATGGCAGCAGTCTTATAAGTACCCATCCTCATATTAGCGAGATGATTTGCCTTATCAGGGTAAGTTAGTGTCTCAATAGCATACCTCTTATCTGCTCCCTCTTGAGCACCCTGCACATAGGTGTATGTGTAGACACCATTCCTAGTTGCTTCACCTTTAGCAATACTATCGATAGATCTAAAGTTAAACCCATTCCTATTTGACCAGAATAAGAATCCAGACTGTTTATTATCACCCTTACTTGAAGCTAATCTAGTTACCTTATCTGATAGGTAATGAATAACATCACTAGGTTTCCAACTACATGCTACGAAAGTAACTTTGGAATGATTCTCAAAATTATATTTGTTTGCCTTCTTACTACCCTTAGTCTTAAGGTAAGTATCACAGACATACTTTGGTATATTTTCTACATCCTTAGACTTCTCTCCTGGTCCAAGTGATTTGAATACCTTATTAGCTTCATCATGGTACATCTCTGGAGATACACAGTGTAAGATATACAACTGTCCTCTCTCAGTCTTAGATATACTACCAATCTTATAGACAACCAACTCAACATCTAAGTGATCATTTCTTATAGCAGTACCAGTTACCATCTTAATGATAACCTTCTCACCACCCTGTAAATTCTTATTCCAGTCAATAGCATCTAAGATACTGATGTCACACCTTAAGAAGGAAGACTCGATAGATTCATGGTACTGGAATTCCAATACCATCTCAGTCATATCATATAATGTCTTACCGTTTGCTGTCTCCAGTTGTAACTTCTGGATCTCAAAATCTCTAGCGTTATCAGCATTGAAAGTACCTCCACCTGGATTAGCACCATAGCTGATCCTCTGCCAGGCAGTCGCAATGCCATTAATGTATTCTACTACTTGTGACATTTACATAAACTCCACAGGGTCAGTCATAAACTCAGCAATGATGCCATACTTAGGTTGTATATACTTATCAGCATCATGATGATCATTACCAGGAATAATGATAGGGTTATCTTGACTCATATCAGATCCAGTCATCTGTCCAGGTGCTGCATCATCTACAACTACAGTAGAGGCACTATCTTGGAGAGCATTCTGTAACTTCTCAAATTTCTGTTGTTGGAATCTCTGTTTTGCATCATCTATTACCTGACCTGCCTTCTGTAACATACCAGATGCTTGATATATTGAATGACCTTGCTTATCAAAGTCAAAGAATCCACCCGTTGCCTGATCAGCAGCACCTGCTAACCATCTCATTATACCTTTAGGTTTATCATTCTTCGGTTTCTGAATCGCTTGCTTCTTCGGTACAGGTGGTTGTGGGGGTTTGGTAGCTTTAATAACTTTACCACCTTTAGCAAAACCTGCTGGTAATGCATAACCACCTCTCTTTGCCTGTTTTAATCTTCTACCCGTTAAACCTTTATCACTTCTGGTAGCAGGAGTATCAAATGGTACTACGAATGCTCCACCCGCTGCCATCTTAGATCCAACCCACTCAGTGCCATGACCAATAAATGATGTTGACTTACCATCTAATGATACAGGATATCCTGACTGTGGACCACTGATCCATCCACCTTTGGCAAACAATCCACCTTTAGCGAAACCACCATCCTTAACATCCTTAGCTGTCATCCCTGCTGCTTTTGCTTCTTCAGGAGATACAGCTCCACCTGACTTATTAAAGTCTTCCATTACACCAGCAGGGTAATCATTACCCATCTTCATACCAAGTTGAATTGCTACCCTCTGTCTAGGTGACATCTTCTCACCAGGCTCATACCTTTCACCACCATATTTTGTATACCTTTCTTCTGACTTAGTACCTCCACCTCCATCTCCCTTCAACTCCTTAGTATCACCACCCGTGAAGAGTTTCAAGACAGCAGTTAATGCTTTCATTCCAAGGAATAGGGGCCAAAATAGTACCTTAAATCCTATACCAATAATCTTACTGATGATCGGCATGTGAGGTTCTACTGCATCAAGAATCCCACTTAGGAATGTTCCAAGAGTAGTAAAGAACTCCTCCATTGGTTTCTTTATATCAGCTATAACAGTACCAAAGGTATCACCAATCATCTTAAAGAATCTACTGACTGGTTCTACTATAGGTTGTATCAATCCACCTACTGCATCACCAATCTTACCACCTGCCATACCACCGATAGCACCACCTATGGCACCCATACCTGGTATACCAAGTGCTTTACCTGCCATGTCACCTAGTTTGGCACCCACTGCTTGACCACCAGCAGCACCGACACCAGTAGCTGCTGCCTCTACATTAGTAGCACCATCACCTTTCGCTGCCATGAATCCAGCAGCACCAGCACCCAGTCCCGTAGCAATCTTACCTCCTCTAGTTGAGAAGAAATTACCCTTACCACCTCTTGCCTTCTTAAGCTTATACTCTCTAAACTTCTGATCCTTACTCTGGAATCCAAATAGTTTCCTAAGACCTCCTACTATACCTCCTATTACCTTCTTCGCACCATCAAGCATCAACTTAGGATTCTTAAGCAGTACAAATCCAGCAAATATAGGTACCGCACCAGTAAGGAACTTGATTATACCAAAGAATCCCTTCAAACTAATAGGATTCTCTAGGAATGATACAAGACCATCAAGTGACATTCCACCTAGGAATGAAATTATATTAAATATAAACTTACCAATAGCAGCTAGGGTTAATCCTAACTTAGTAACTGCTTTAGGATTCTTTGCTATCCATTCAAATATCTTGAATTTGATCGCATCCATCAACAGACCGAACAATCCAAATATAGCAGCAAACAGACCACCACCTGTCTTCTTAGCTGCTCCAATAGCACCAGATATTATACCTTCCTTCTTAGACTTAGCTTTCTCTGCCTTATCTTCTTTATTATTCCTTAACTGAAACTTCCTTCTCTTCTCTGTCAACTTATCTTTATTTAACTTCCTCTTCCTATCTTTCTTATCAGTGAGAGCCTCTTGTTTCTGTATCTTATCAGCACTCTTTACCTGACTTCTAATATTATCTCTCCAACTCTCTACTGTATTCTGTGTGTTAGCAGCAATACTATTAAGAGTAGATCCTAATGAGTTTATACCATTAACAATTGACTTAAGTCCAGCACCAACACTCCTCTCAACCGTTGGTAACCTCTGAGCAGCAGTTAACGGTGTATATTTCGACTGAACACCAGTGACCCCTTTATAAGAGATCATCTTATACATGGATGCCTTTCTAACTTTAGCAGAAACTTTTGCCATCTATTAACAGGTAAACATTGGACTTGGTACAGTGGTCACTGCCCGTGTTTTAGTACCAACTGCTACATTATTTATTACTGGTACACGAGTCTTTAATACGACTGTCCTAGGTGGTAGCATGATATCCTGAACACTTGCGTCTTTCTCCTTCTTCCAAGCAAACTTTGCATGTTGCTCTTGTTGCTTAGCTACCATTGCATTGATATCAGGTGTTTCACCACCCTGAGAGAATTGTGGTAACTTAATATTAGACATATCAATAGGACCACCCTTAGCAAAATCAGATATCCAAGATTCACCTGGCTTAAGATTATGCCTCTTATTAAATGCCTTAATTCTTAGTGTCTGAAGTTCATCACTAATCTTTCGTGCTTTACTATCTTCATATATCTGATATAAAATCTTCGGATCAATATGATCACCTGCGGTACCCTCAACAAGATCCTGAATCTTAGTTGTAGGTTTAACCAACTTCATTGCCTTCAGTTTCCCAAGGATATCATCATGATGTTTGAGTAGGATGTGATAATACATGAATCCTAGTATCTCATCCATCTCAGTCTCTTCAGCAAAGTGAACTAACTCACCATTTTTTATTCTCTGCTCAGTCTTAGTCGTAAACTTAGTCCAAGAATATACAAATGTAGGTGGCTCTATATCTTCAGGACCAGTAACAATCTTCCTTATTTTTCCTCCACCAGCATATCCCGATAATGGTTTCTTCTTAGCAGGTTTACCACTAATTACAATCATTTCACCACCATCACCAAAGGATTCAACCTTATCCATCTTCACATCCTTACCAGGATCCTTACCTCTTATAATTTTCCATGCAAATCCTATAGGATTCCTCATAAAGGCAAATATATTCTTAGCAGCTTTAATGATGAAACCTATAATACCTCCAATTATTTTAATTACACCACTTAATAACCATGTGATAGGTTTCATTATCCAACCTAACACCGAGAACATCACCTTACCGATCTGACCAATAAACTTGAATAAGGTACCAAGAAACTCTGTTACACCTGTCTCTCCAGCAACATCCTTTACTAATTGGAATGCCATGCCAAAGAATTTCTGAATAGGTTCAAATATGGGTTTAATAACTGGTAAGAATGTCTTACCTACCCACTCACCTAAGAATCCACCTATAGCATTACCAACTATAGGTCCAAATGGTCCTAAGAATGGTGTCAATAGAGCAGATCCTATCATTCCACCTGCTGCCTGACCAAGACCTGCACCAACTGCTTCAGTCTTATCCTCACCCATAGCAAAACCTGATGCTATACGAGTAAGACCACCAGCTACTGCAAGTCCCTTCTGCATACCACCAGGTTTCATCGCCTTCTTACCAAGATTCTTACCAGTCTGCAATCTGGTAGGATTATTATTTCTGGTATTAAACTGTTTACCTACCTTCCTTGCTTGTTTCTCATTACCTGCTGCTCTTAACTTCTTCTGCTGTCTCTCTACTGACTTCTTCTGTGCCTTATATTCTTTCTCAGTGTATATCTTACCTGTCTCTGTATCCTTATAACCAAACTTACGCCATTGCTCGTTTCTTTCCCATGTCAATTCCTTCATGGAAGTATCTCTAAAGAGATTCTTTACCTTTGTACCATCACTGAATAGTTTTAATGGGTTTAATAGATACCGCAGGGTCATAAACCCCGTGAATAATTGTAATAATCCCGTTAGAGGTGCAAATGCTTTAGCAATACCTGTCTGACCACCAGCACCAAAGACATTAGTAATACCTTTGGCGTACATATTGACACCAAATCCTAAGATCTTAAATGCAAACTTACCTATAGCAGCAACTAACTTAAAGACCTTAGCTGCATTCTTCGCTTTCTCTGGATTAGACAACCATTTAAAGACTGCCATTGTAACGAAGATATCAAATATAGGGGATAAGAAATTCCCTATCATCTCAAAGAATCCCAAGGCTTTCTCTTTTGCCTTCTCCTTCATGGGATTTGCTTGTTTCTTCTTCGCTGGTCCCTTCTCTGCCTTATCCTCCTTCTTATTCCTCTGTTCAAACTTGAACATGTTTTTAAAACCTTTACCCCATTTCTGGAATATATTAAGGTCTCTCTTCTCTTCTGCCTTATCCTCGTCAACCTGTCTATTACTATCTACACGTAACCAATCTCTTTCAAACGTGATGAGTTTCTCTGTCTCTACCTGATTATGACTAATACTAGTTACTGTGACACCAGTACGATTGATACCCTTCCGAATCTGATTGAAAGTTCCAGAATAGGCACCATCTTCTTTGATGGGTTTGATTTTAACGTAACTCTTGATTGCCATTAGAGAGCCATTTTGTTCTCATCTGCTTTTTGCCTTCTCTCTTCCTCTGCGATATGAGCAATAAGAAGGTTCACGTATACATCACGTTCCCACGGTATCATGTCTTCCAACTCAGTTAGAGAGTATTTGTGATGTTGCATTAATGCGAAGTTAGTCTTGTAGTAATTCTCAAGACTGTCATGCATTAACGCTACTCGAAAAAACTTGCTAGTCCCTCCAGTACGAGATCACTCTCAACTTTTGTCTTAGGATTAGTTACCTTTAATGTGTATGCCAATTTAGGCATAGTTTCAAAGAATCCTTGAATTTTTGCAAACTGCTCTGCATTTAGGTCTTCAAGAAAATCTAATGCTTCCTTCTTGGTGAAAGAGTCATAGACTTCTTCTTGATCATATACCTGCTCAATACATCCTGCAGCTAATTCAAATACATCCTCTATATTAGGGTTATCAGAAAGATTCTGTTGAATGAATATATCCAATGAAGGATACTTCATAATCACACCAACATTCGCATCTAATTGAATCTTAGAGTCGTGTCCTTCTGGTATCTGCACATCCACCTGACCAAGAGGTACCTGTACATCAACTTGAGTCTCATCATCATCTGGGCAAGTAACTTTAAATTCACTAACCTCACCAACAGCAACAGATCTAATTTTAAGGAAGATATATTCAATCTCGAAAGTAGCGAGATTCTCAACTTTAGTCTTCAGATTTGTACAGTTTTTAATTATGGTTTTCACTGCTTTGACCATCTGCTTGTTGTCTTGCGACTCCATAGCGAGATAGAGTAATTTCTCTTCCTTAACTAGAAAGGGTCTATATGATATTTGTGTGCCTGTGACAGGCAGAGTCGCTTCATACTCAGGTATGGCTAACTTAGGTAAAGGCATAACGATTAATAATTATATTTCTATTTAGACACCAAATTGAGCTGCATCTACTTGTTCTGATCCAATTCCAACTGAAGCAATACCTGATGTTGAAGTATTGACATATCTATCTGGGGTATTGGTGCCCATAGCGTCAGCTCCAACACCATCAAACCTATATCTCTCATGTTTAAACTTAACGCTAAACTTAACTAGATTAGTAGGTCCATTGCTGTATGTAGCACCACCCATGTCATAAGGCCATGCTCCAAAGAATTGCCAAACTGACATTACACCGTTAAGTCTCTGTCTATAAGTAGCATTTGATTCTGTAAGACCTTCCCAACTGACAGGAGATCCAACTTCCCATTTTGTTACTATAAGATTAGTAGTATACTCTTCATACAGTCCAGACCTATTCTCCATGTCTGGTGCTGCCCAATTCATCCAATGCTCAAAGAATTTACGATGGTATTGATACTTGTCTGATACAAAAGTAATATCTAAATCATTATTCTGTTGTATCCTTGCATGTGAATATGCTGCACCTTGCCATGCTTGTGCTACTGGTGTATCTAATATTCTCTTACCAGGCACAGCAACTTGATCTGCCATATAATTCATGGCATGAAATGCATGTCTCCTATCTTGATTAACAAATTGAGTATTTGCAAGCATACAAGTAGGTAGATATAACTTGACACCATAAAGATTCGATCTAGACGGTTCCAGTTTACCAGAGGTAACCTGCTCTTTAAAATCCTGAAAACTGTTTTGCATTACTTCAATCTACTCCAGATTATGCTACTTGGTACTTCCATTGTTCGACCCAGACCTTTAGGTCTGATAACAAACTGCTCTACGGGAAGTGGTGTCATATCATTTAATTCATCTTGCGGTACATTATAAGCACTAGTCACACTAGACATAAAGTATTTATGATGGCAACGCATAGGATATGAAATACCACCACCTGCCCAGGTATTTGCCATACTCTTTCTACTATTAGGTCTCAAATAGTGCATATTCCCGCCAGAGAACTGCTTCTTCTGGTAATCAACGTCTGTGATTAGTACCATAGGGAAAGTATCCCAAAATTTCAGATCTGGTGTCTGTGCTGAATAATTGAAAAATATAATATCACCTACAGTAAATCCACCAGTATATGACTCCAATCCATACTGGAGTTGCTCTCTATACCACTGTTTAGACTGTGACTTGCCACTTGCTAAGTCTTTTACGTCTGTGAAAATGCTCATACATTTAAGTGTTTTTCGGTCAGTATGATAAATGACATGCCTTTATGTGCACAATATTGCCTTGCTGCTCTCCATTTAGCACTATTTACATTCCAAGTCTTCACTTCTGTTATAAAGGTCCGAGCCTTCTGCGATTTACGCTTAGGGGGTTTAGTTTGTGCATCTGGTTTAATCTCGATGATTGACTTGGTGATTCCTCCACTCTTCGTTCGTGCCCTAACATAAAAGTCAGGATAATAACGGTGAGTCCTGTTGTCCAGAGGGCTCCTATAAGGAATAATAATCTCTTCACTTCCCCATTCTAGTACGTTGTTGTTCCTGTCGCACCAGTGCATAAATTTCTTTTCCCATAAACTTCTATAAATAACTTTGGTATGATCACCTTTATACTTATGTTTGTTTGATGGTCGGTATTTTCCTGAATAAGACATGGCAGTAACTGTATTTCCAAGAGCGAAACCTTTAGGAGTCAACTCAGCGAGTAGTAGAGAAACAATCACAGATGGTGCTGCATTCCCAACTGAAGTAATCGATTATCTAAAATTTGAAGTATTCGATCAAAAATCAGATAGATTAAACGACACAATATATCTCTATTTACCCAAGACACTAACTGAGAAACATAGTCAAGGGTGGGGTCAAGCAAATCTAGGACCAGCAGGTGAAGCAATAATGGGAATAGCAGCATCTGCTGCTAATTCTGAAGGTGGTATTGATACTGATAGTGTTGCTGCTGATATTGAAAAAGCAGCAAAATCAGCAATGCCACAGATAGGATATAAAGCTGCATCTAAAGTCATAAATGCTGCTATATCTGCCACTGGTGGTAGTGGGTCTGTAAGTAGAGAGCAATTAACCTCTATAATCGGAAAGAAGATCTTCAACCCATACGCAGAAGCAACATATGAAGGTCAAGGGTCATTTAGAGACCATTCCTGGAGTTGGGAAATGGCACCTAAGAGCACAGCTGATGCTAAGACCATATACAATATTATTAAGAAATTTAGAGGATATTCACTACCTGGTAAAAGTGGAAGAAATTGGTTAACAATACCAGAATACTTCCGTCTTAGCACTGTTAGATATACTGATGCAGGTGGCGGTAATGAAGAAATTTCCGATCCTGATAAAGGTGGTGCTGGTGGTATTTTAAGTCAAGTAC